CAATAATATTGGTTGGGCAACAATCCAACAAGTAATAGATAGGGAATATCCTAATCTATTTTACACAAGTAAAGATTTAAGGTATGTGGATATAGCACACCAAATGACTAATAAATACAGAAGTCAAGAAAAGAATATGGTGGCTGGATTCACAACCACAATGAAAACTCGACCTTTGATTATATCAAAGTTAGAAGAATATTTTAGAGATGAAAGTGTAGTGGTACATAGTAGTAGATTAATAGATGAGTTACTAACTTTCATTTATGTAAATAATAGGGCCGAAGCAATGGCAGGATA